TCAGTTGCAACCGGTTTATCATATCCAAATACATCAACCGCAAATAGATCAATAACATCAAGTTATTCTTCTACATCTATATCTGCTTCTTATTCACTGAGTTCCTCTTACACGGATTTTTCAATAAGATCTATATTTTCAGACAGTGAAGCGCATGCGTATATTACATTGCTTATAAATGGTACCGGTGATCAATTAGTAGACGTACTTGATTCAGGAAATATAAATGGTGTAATTAGTATAAAAGAATATTACAATATAAATAAAGCTATATTAAGTCCTGGACTTAATAATTCAATTGATATTATTGTTCAATTTGAAAATGAATTGAAAGATGAAAAATCTGCGCTTATTAAAGTTGATAGTTCTAGTAGAGTACAATTTAGTGCAGCTGCATATACTAATGACACAGATTTATATGATTATACTCCGTTATTTAACGCACAAGGTGGTGTAGACAACATTCCTTGGGATATAACAACGGGCAAAAGCTGTTCAAAGAGCACTGCAAAAATAACTTTAATTGGTAGAAAGTATGGAACTGATGATAGAAGTGCAGAACAATTTGCGGTGCCATCCGTTGATGTATTTAATAAATGTTATATATCATTGATTGTATTGAGTGGAAATGTAATTGGTGACGGTAAAAACTATCCAGAAACACCTCCTACTACAATTCCACCTAAATGTTAAGGTGTTTATTTTAATAAAGTAAAATGAATATAATAACAAAACTACTATATTTATATTTTATAGTGAATTATGTCAATAAAAATTAGTCAATTAAATGAGATTTCCGCTTCAAACATGAGCGGTTCTAATTATTTTCCAATAGTTTCAGACTATGAAGCTCCTGCATTTACTGCATCAACATACAGAGTATTAGTATATCAATTTCAGTCATTTATCTCAACCGGTAGCTTTACTGGATCATTTTATGGACTATCTTCTGGATCATTTATTGGAAATTTAACAGGAAGTATAAGTGGTAATGCAAATTCATCATCATTTTCTACATTTGCACTAACTGCTTCTTATTTGTCTTCTAATAATCTTGCTACATCAAGTTATTCTGTCAGTGGTGGATTTGCTTATTCAAGCAGTTATGCGGATTCTGCTGCAAGTTTATTATATCCAAATTTATCTACTGCAAGTTTTTCTATTAGTAGTTCTTATGTACAAACTAGTAGTTATTCAGTAACTAGTTCATTTGCACAAACAAGTAGTTATGTAAATCAATCAACGTACTCAATTACTTCATCATATTCACAAGTATCAAATTTGAGTTATTCTTCAACAAGTGCAAGTTATAGTTTAACCAGTTCACTTTCATTGAGTAGCAGTTACGCATTGACATCATCAAGAGCTATAACAAGTAGTTATAGTATTAGATCATTTTTAGCAGATACAAGTAGTATTAGTATTGTTGCAAATACTGCTATAACTAGTTCATATGCTTTACAGGCATTGAATTCAGTTAATGCAGTGACTGCATCATATGTAATTACCGCATCATATTTGGATGTATTTACACCAAAACGTAAAGTAATCTTTTCTACACCAGGTACACATTCATTCCAAATCAAAAAGAATGACTTATCTGTTCTTTCCGGTAGCGGACCTTTTACTATAAGAGCCACAGCAATAGGAGCTGGTGGTGGTGGTGCAGGAGCAACTTCAACTGGAATTAATGATGGAGGAACCGGTGGAGGTGGCGGCGCAGCTGCTCAAGGAACGTCATCATTTTTTCAAAGTACTATTTTTACAATTGTAGTTGGATCAGGTGGTGCTCCAGGAACAGGATCAATAAATGGATCAGGAACATATGGTAGTTCTGGTCAAAATGGAACTGATTCTTATTGTTATGATATTGCGGATGATTTTTATTTAGCTTATGCTGACGGCGGTTACGGTGGTCAAGGAGGTGTATTGAATCCAAATAGTGGTTCTGGTGGATTAGCATCATTATGTTCAGGAAGTATATTTATATATCCTGGTGCAGATGGTGAAAAATCCACAACACTTTCAGGTTCTGCTGGTGGATGTTGTTTTTATGGCGCTATGGGAGGTATTCAAAACCCATCAATTTCTACAAGTCCAAGTTCATCATGGAACGGATATGAGGGTGATTATCCGGGAGGTGGCGGCGGTGGTGCAAGTTCATTCTTGTCTGTAGGAGTAATTAACGGTGGAAGCGGATCACATGGACAAGTAATACTTGAATGGTAAAATTTGAATTTTTCCTAACTGTATATATTCATGAAAGATTTATTCAAATTTGAAAGACTTGTTGGAATATCATCCTTATTTATAGCAAGTTGTGCTGCATTTTTCAGTATAATTGGTATTGGAATGTTGTTTAGTGGATCTGCGTTAGCATCCATGATTATGGCAAGTTCACTAGAAATAGGCAAATTAGTAGCTACCAGTTTTTTATATAGATATTGGACCAAAACTAAGTTGTTACTCAAGATATACTTGATTTCAGCAGTTGTAATATTAATGATTATTACTTCGTTTGGTGTTTTTGGATATTTGACATCAGCATATCAACAATCCGCAATTGAAAGTAAATTGGCGGAAGATAAAATTTTAGTTATTAATGATCAAAAGAAGTATACTGAAGATAAAATCAATTCCGCAAAGAAAAGAATTGAATCTATTGTTGCTTTAAGAAACAGTCAAGAAGCAAGATTGGGAGAAAGTATGACAAATGTGGTTATTAGTCGTAATCCAATTCAATTGGCGCAAATACAAGAACAAACCAAAGAGTTGATAGACAAGAGTGAAAAAGATATTGAATCTGAAAACGGTAAGATACAAAAAGGAATTGATGAATTACAGTCATTTGACAAGAAAATTGCTGAAATTAAGATGGAATCTGGAAGTAAAAAGGATATACAAACATTTAAATTTATATCAGAACAATTCAATGTAAACATGAATACTGGTGTTACTTGGTTTATTGTTGCTCTTATATCAGTATTTGATCCATTAGCTATATGTTTATTATTGGCATATAATACTACATTGAATTTTACGGATAAGGTTGAAAAGCCAAAAGAAAAAGATGATATAAAGATATATCAACATCAAGATTCAGTAACTGAACCAGAAGAAAATGTAGAATCTATAGTAGAACAAGCAAAAAAAGAAGCGCAAGAAGAAGTTAAAAATGAAAAAATAATTAAAGAGATAGTTACTGAAATTAAGGAAGTTCCTGTTGAAAAGATTGTGGAAAAAGAAGTTATTAGAGAAGTTCCATCTAACAAAGGTCCACATTTTAGTTTTTAGTAAAATAAAATTAAAATTTTTGAATAAAAATGTTGTTTTTAAGTTATTATCTTATATATTTAGATATCAGTCTAAATTATATATATGGATATTGCAGATATTAAAGAAATAATGTCGCTTCTAAATGAAGCAAAGAACAGTGAAAACTGGGATTTAGTTGATGAGGTATTGGATTATATGTCAGATTATCTAGATGATGATTCTGATCTATTAGAATAAAGATTATGATTATTATACTATCAGTGTTATTGACCGCTTCTATTTGTGCTAACATATTTTTAGGTTATGCACTAGACATCAATCTTGACAAAATAGAAACATACCAAAATTGGTTTTTAGATATTAAAAAGGAAGTATCCGTTACGTATTCAAAATTAAAAGATTTAGATGATAAGCAGATGTTTGAAAAAGATGATGATGTAGGTTTTGTTTTTTCCGAGATAGTGAAATTAATTGAAAAATTAAAGGAAAGGACTGAATGAAAAATTCAAAAACTGTTGGACTTAAATCAAAGAAAAAAACAATAAATATTAAAAATAAATCAAATAAAAAAGTAGTTAAACCAAAGAAAAAGATTCAAATAAAAACAATTAAACCAAAAAAAGTATCAAAAAAAGTTGTTGAATCAAAAAAATTAACTACGTCAGATGTAACAGTCACATCTGATATTGTTACTGGACCCAAAAAAAGAAAAAAGAAGATCGGAGAAAAAATGTATTTTACCACAGATACTGAAAAAGCCATTATTCAGTATAACAAAGAACAGTCTATGGATATTAGAAATGAAATTTATGATGAACAAATTAAACCATGTTTTGATAAATTAGTAGAAAACGTATTCAATACATTTAAATTCACTTATTTTGATAACAGTCCTATTGAAATTCAAAAAGAAACAATTGCACATTTAGTTGCAAACATGCATAAGTTTGAAGAAGGCAAAGGTAAAGCCTTTAGTTATTTCAGTATTGTTGCTAAAAACTATCTAATATTCCACAACAATAACAACTATAAGAGATTCAACCAACACGTTGATATTAGTGAAACTCCAAGTGATAGTACTGTTTGTTTACAAACCACGGATTCTTATCATGATGAATTAGAAACCAGTGAATTTATGAAGTTGATGGTTGATTATTGGGAAAAAAATATTGGTAAAATATTCACCAAACAACGTGATTTAAACATTGCCAACGCTGTAATTGAATTGTTCAGAAACAGCGACAGAATTGATTCTTTCAATAAAAAAGCGTTATATTTGTATATTAGAGAAATCTCTTCTTGTAAGACTCAACAGATTACCAAAGTAATTAATAAGATGAAACAGTATCAAAATACTATTACCAAGTCTTATTTAGACAGAGGAACATTAAAACAAGAGATGTACGCCAGATAAATTTAAGTAAAACACGGTATTTTCAATATTTATAGTCATGGACTTAGATTTTGAATTATATAAGGGTAAAAAATACTCTAGTTTACTTAAAGATGTGGTTGTTAATTCTGAACAGAAGAAGGACCAAATTGATATTTTGGTATCTGATCTTCGAAGTATGATTAAAACCGCTAATGATGCAATAGTAGTTGTACCACTAATTAAGGATTATTTGGATGTTTCAGTCAGAAATGATGAGCAACTTGTCAAATTAGCCGCAGTGGTACAACGTATTATTAGTAGTCAAAGTCAAGGTGAAGACGGTAATATGGGAATGTTATTGAGTGAAGATGAACGCAAACAATTGATGGGTGAAGTTGAAAAAATTACAAAAGAAATCAATACTCCAATTGAAATAAACTCAAAGAAATAATATGTCAGGATATTCAGATTATAATTCAGTAATAGCAGCAATAAGAATTGGTTCATTTAGTGATTCATCTTTGAATTCATCTTTACAATTTGAACCAGCAGTTGTGTTGGACGTAATCCTTGATGATTCACATCCAATATTCAAAACAAAAATTAATATTAATCCAACAGAATGGCCAGATGCTGCAAATGATAAACCTGCGGATCAAAATGATAAAGATTATACATGGATTGGTAGAGTATTAGTCAGACCATTTAGTACTCATAAAACAGTTGAAAAAGAAAAATTACCATGGGCATTACCATTAGAAAATACAGGTATAACTGAATATCCACTTGTAAATGAAGTTGTATCAGTAGTAAATTATCTTGGTAATTTTTATTATACCAGAAAAATCAATATAACAGGATTTCCAAATAATGATGCTAATCCTACATTTGAAAAAAGAGTTGGATTAAACAGAGGAAATAGAGAAATAAAAAATAATCCAACTGATCCAGATGTTTTGTATAAGGGACCAGTTTCATATTTAACTTCTAAACAATATAAGAATACAAGTAATGTAACTGTTTTGGGTAGATATTTTAAATCAAACGGAAAAATACGTTCAGTAAAAAGATTTGAAGGGGATACTGTAATTGAAAGTAGACATGGACAATCTATTAGATTTTCTGCTTATGATGGTATAAGAGACAATGATATAGGTGATCCAAAATATACGGATTATTATAACAAAGATGGTGATACAAATCCAGTAAGTAATAAATTGGCTGGATTTGGAAATCCAATGATTTTGATTAGAAACAGACAAAAGAATATATCAAAACCTACGCCTGAAATTTCAGAAAAAAATGCAGGTGGATATGTGTCTGAAGATATAAATCAAGACGGTACATCCATTCATATAACATCAGGATTAACTGAATCCAGTTTTAAATCAACATGTAAAAAGAAAATATTCCAAGATCCTTCTGTTTCAAAAGAAGAAGTATCAGCATTTTCTCCACCAGGATGTACTAAATTTAGACTACCAATACTTACTGGAGATCAAATTGTAATTAATAGTGACAGAATTATTGTAAGTAGTAGAAATGGTGAAACTATACATTATTCAAAAAAGAGATATGGAATTGTAACAGACAATGAATACACAGTTGATTCACATGGTCAGATAGTAATGACCACAAACACAAAAACAGTGATTAACAGTCCGGCAATATATCTAGGTCAATATGATCAAACAAATGAACCCGCTTTGTTGGGTCAAACAACTGTTGACTTTCTGTATGACCTTGCAGATTTAATATTAGATCACGTTCATTGGCAATATCATGAACATGTCACATCCACAACAAATACACCAACTGAACAATCAGGTCAACCAGCAGATTATCCAACACAATTAACCAATCAAATTGCAACTCCACAAGAAAAGTTGAAAGCTTGGAGAGATAGTCTTGATAAAATTTTAAGTAAAAGAGTATTTTTAACTGGAGGCGGTTATGCCCCAGGAAGAAATGGTGGTTCTATTGAAGGAGGAACTCCACCAACTGATATTAATGTATTTAACGGAAGTGGTGTTCCAGGAGGTTATAACGGAAAAACAAGAGGTCCAAATCCATCAACTTGGAGTTAATTTATGTACACTTTACCTACACCACCATCATTAAACTTACAAAATCCATTAGGTTCTTTGCCAACTCCTAGTTTGCCAAGTATTCCTCCACTTCCAACCGCACCAAAGTTACCTTTAAAAAGAGTATCTGGACTTGACTATAAAAAGACATTTACAGAAACGTCAACATATAAAAATTTAAAAACAAACATACCAACATCATTACCATCAGTTCCGACTGTTCCATCAGTGCCAAATTTTTCACTGCCTTCTCCTCCTGCAGTACCGTCAGTTCCTTCAATTCCTTCTATACCACCTATACCAACACTACCAAGTATGTCAAATTTACCTACTGCACCTAGTATTCCGTCAATACCAAAGGTTCCAGTACCAAACGTACCTCCAATGTCATCTATCATCAAACCACCAGCATTTCCAACGGTACCTAAACTTAAAATTGTACCTATTGTGCCTGGTACACCACTTTCAGTACAAGCCTCTATGATAAAACCAAGTTAATTTTGGTAAATAAATAAAACATTTTGGTATATAGTAAAATATAATTATATAATATCAACAAGTATGAAAACACAAGAATTAAAAGAGATAATCAGATCAGTAGTAAAGGAAGAACTTCAAAAGTCTCTTCCAACTCTTATTCCTAATATTTTGAGTGAAATATTAACTGGTCAAAGTAAACCAACGGTCAGTGAAAACTTTGAAAAACCAAAAGTTTCACAAAAACCATCTGAAACTGTACAACCAGCAAAGAAAACATTTAAAAAATACACAAATAATGATGCTTTAAATGCTGTCTTGAATGAAACTGTAGGTGGAGTTCCAAGAGAAGGTGCTTATGTGGGACTCATGGGCGCATTACAAAGTGAAGCTTCTAGTGGTATTAATATTAATGAATCAGTACAAATGCCACAACAAATCACACCAGTTAATGAAGAACAATCCAAAGTACTTAATGTCATTAATAGAGACTTTAGAAAATTAATGAAAGCAGTTGATAAGAAAAAGTCAGCAGGAATTGGTGGTGGTCTAGTATCAATGTCATAATATGAATCCAATTGGTTTAACATTACCTTTAAGATCTGGCATAAATGGATATTTTGAGCAGTCATATGACACTCTTACTCAAATTAAGGCCAATATAACTAATTTTCTTAGCACCAGACCTGGTGAAAGAAGATTTAACCCTCAATTTGGTACAAAATTGTATCAATATTTGTTTGACCAAAACATTGAAGGGTTTGATGAGATTTTAAAGAATGTTATCAAAGAAGATATAAATTATTGGTTTCCAAATGTAATTGTAAATACTGTATTTTTAGACATTACAACCGCTCAAAAAAACAAGAACACTGATAATTATATAATAAACCTAAAAATACAATTTACGGTAAACAATCAAACTGATGTACTTGGCTTAACTGTAACAAGCAATTTATAATAATATGGCAGAAACACTACCAAAATCATTTCAACCTCTTAATAAAGATATTAAATATCTTAACAGAGATTTTGCGTCATTTAAAGCTGGTTTGATTGAGTTTTCAAAGAACTATTTTCCTAAAACTTACAAAGATTTTAGTGAAAGTTCTCCAGGCACAATGTTTATTGAACAAGCTGCATATGTAGGTGATGTATTATCATATTACATTGATTATCAGTTCAAAGAATCGTTGATGCCATACTCAGAAGAACGTAAAAATGTACTTGCGTTGGCTAAATATCTTGGATACAAGACCACTCCAACTAAATCATCTATAACTGAGATTGAACTGTTTCAATTGATACCATCAAAGGTTGATTCTGATGGAAATTATGTACCCGATGAAAAATACTGTTTGTCAATTAAAGAAAATATGGAGTTGTTAAATAACTCTGATCAAAATTTTATTATAAGTGAACCAGTTGATTTTTCAGTTGACACTAGATTTTCTCCAAGAGAAGTAAGTGTATATTCAAGAGACTCATTAGGAGTACCACAATTTTTCTTGTTGAGAAAAACTGCTAAAGCTTTTGCTGGTAAAATTGTTACTAAAAATTTCACCGTTGGCACAGCTACTCCATATTATAAAATTGCGTTAGAAGAAAAAAATGTAGTCAACATAATTTCAGTTGTGGATGAAGATAACAATAAATGGTATGAAGCTGACTATTTGGCACAAGATGTAATTTTTACTGATGTAGACAACTCACAAGTTACAGATGAAAACTTCTATATTTACAAATCAGAAGTTTCAAAAATTATAAAATCATTGAAGACTTCAAGAAAGTATATAACTAGTGTTACTGCGGACAATACAACTTACTTGGAATTTGGTCCTGGTTTAGACAATTATTCAGATGAAATAGTATATCCAAATGCATCTATTGTTGGTATTGGACTGTCAAATATAAGAAATACAGACATTTCTTTGGACGGAAGTAATTTTTTAAAAACAAATACATTTGGTGCAGCTCCAGCAAATACAGTGTTAACTATCAATTATATAATTGGTGGCGGATCACTTTCAAATTGTAACGCAAATGAAATTACCAGACTCAGTTCATATGAACTATTGAATGATGCAACTTCTTTAAATCCAGAAGAACAAACATTATTTAATACAGTACAACAAACTTTAAGAGTAAATAATTATAGTGCCGCAGTAGGTGGTGCAGATGAAGAATCTGTAGATCAAATTAAGCAAAATGCTGTTTTGAATTTCACTTCTCAAAATAGATCTGTGACTAAAGATGATTATTTGATTAGAACTTACGCAATGCCACCAAAATACGGATCAGTTGCTAAAGCTTATATAACATCTGATACAGATTTGGTGTTGAATCTAAAAAATGATGTATCTGGATTTGTTGATTATAATAACAATACTACCGACACAAATAATTCAGTAGATAACTATTTTAGAAAAATCAATTATGATGTAACCAATCCATTTTCAGTTAATTTGTATGTGCTTGGATATAATGAAAATAAAAATCTAACACAAATTAATGAAGCTTTATTTTATAACATAAAAGAGTATTTGAAAAAATATAGACTTTTAACTGACGGTGTGAATATTATTGACGGATATATTA